GAGTTGCGTCACAAGCAAACCTCTCACTCAGAGAGAAATTGACTTTGCCGGAGCCATAGAGGCCGCCGTGCTGGCAAAACTAGCAGGGATGGAGCTGCCGGAGCCTGCCGGACGGTTGCGTAGCGATGAATTTGACGGACATGTATTTGATCCATCGCGGGAGTGGACGTTTGGAGACCTCTACACAGCCGACCAACTCCGCCAAGCCTACGCCCAAGGAGCTGCAAGCCAGATTTGCTCTGATGGAGAAAAAAATGTGCTCAGCACCTAAAAAACTACCATCGATTGAATATTTGAACGAATGCTTTGAGTGCCTTGGCAACGATGGATTGCTGATTTGGAAAATTAGGCCAATCAGTCACTTCAAAGATGATCGCTCACAAATGCTTCAAAACGCTCAATTTGCAGGAAGAGTTGCAGGAAGCGGCAAGCCATATCTAAGAAGCAAGATTGCGAACAACAGCTTTTTGAACCATCGAATTATTTTCTTTATGTCACATGGATTCATTCCTCAAGAGATTGACCACATTGATGGAAACAAAGCCAATAATCGGCTAGACAACTTGAGAGAGGCAACACGGTCGCAAAACATGCACAACAAATCCATGCCTAGAAACAACACATCAGGCATCAAAGGCGTGCATTTTCATAAATACACAAAAAAGTGGACGGCAGCTTGCAAAATTAACAACAAATTTCACCATCTTGGGTTGTTTGAAAGCGTTGATGAAGCTGCGCAAGCCGTTATCAAGTTTAGAGAGGATGCGCTCGGTAATTTTGCAAATCACGGCGCGTGCAAAAGCAATGGAACACCCCTATTCACACGTAAGGAGCCATCCTAGGGAAAACCCCTATAGCAAACAACAGAGCAAGGCAGATAATTTGGCTTTCAAAGGAGTAAAGACATGGAATATGCAGTAATTGGTTCTGGTGCAATTGTGGGGTGGATTTTGGTGGAGTTCATTTTTGCGGCAGTCAGGGCACGCGCCCCATTTTTGTTCAACATCGGCTTTGCATTTGTTGGCGGAGTTGTGGCAAAACTGATGCACGGAGGCTAACATGGGAACACCACACAAACATGCGGAAATCATCAAGGCTTGGGCTGATGGGGCAATTGTTCAATATAGCGGAATTGCAGGGCAGTGGATTACATTAAATGACCCGTGCTTTTCTGCCGAGGGAGCTTACCGCATAAAGCCAGAGCCTAAGCCGGATGTAGTGCGAAAAATAGAGTTAACCTTTGATGACTCTGGCATTTGTGGTACATTTAAATTTTTGGATGTGCCAGATGATACGAATCACAAAGCAAATTAGAGCTGGATTAATAGCTGTTGTTGACAATGCTAAAAGCAAAAATCCGACAGATCAGAGCGTAATAAAGGCACTTGATTGGCTGCAGCACTACATAGATAAGCATGAGGTAGTTGGCGGGAAAATAACTCACGGCGGCTGGACATATCACAGACAAACATACAAGGTTTGGCAATCCATGATCGAGCGGTGTGAAAACAATAAACACAAATCATTTGCAAGTTATGGCGGTCGAGGAATTTCAGTTTGCAATGAATGGAAGTCTTTTCCTGCATTTTTTGCTGACATGGGCGACGCGCCGCCAAACAAGTCAATTGATCGAAAAGATAACGACAAGGGGTACTCTAAAGAAAATTGCAGATGGGCTACTCCTACCGAGCAGGCGCAAAACCGCAGAACAACAATTTACGTTATTTTTGAAGGAGAAAAAATGTCACTTTCTCATGCCTGTAAAAAAACAGGAGTTCGGTACTCAACCGCGCTTGGTAGGTATAAAAAAGGTTATTCAGTTGATGTTGTGCTTGACAATAAATCGTATATGGGCCGAAGAGACATGAAAACAGGCGCACTAAAAGGTGCAGAGGTGCTGAAATGACCTACCTAAAGACAATCACCACCACCATCGCAGGATGGTCAACCCGCAAAAAGTGGATTGTTGGATTCATTGTTTGCGCAACCATTAACGCCATCGTCAACCCGCCCCCAGTACCAACGCCCGAGCAAAAAGCAGCCAAGGCAGCACAAGCGGCGGCAGACGATGCGGAAAAGCGCCAAGAGGACATGGAAAATCAAGCAGTATTTGGCGCGCACCAGTGGCTGAAAGAAAGCCTGAACGACCCTGACAGTGTGGAATGGAAGGGGACGCGGATTTACAAGAACCTGGATATCTGCATCGAATTCAGCGCCAAGAACGCAATGGGTGGGCGAATCAAGGGCTTTGCTACCGTGATAGGCGCAGAGCTAAAGATTAACGACCTAAAGGCGTGGAATAAGCGCTGCGGGGATGGTGGAAGTGTGAGGTATTACTAATGCGAGCCAAGCTAATTGGTGGGCCACTTGATGGCGAGATGTACGAAAGTGGTAGCTTGCCTTATGAGGTGCTTTATGGCGGTGCAATAGAAAGCACCCAGAGTTTGGAACATATTGATGTAGCTGGGGCATCGTTTTCTGTAAGAGTATCTTACCGCCGCTATATCCGCCATTTGTTTTCAGTCCATGGTGAAGATGTTTACGCCTACGTGTGGGAATACATGACGCCAGAAGAGGCGCTAGAGATAATCCGCAAAACCAAGTAATAGCGATTAAAATAACCCCATGAACCAAAACCAGAAGTATTTGTTCGACCAACTAACCGCACTACAGCAGCGGGTAGCGACTAACGTTCTGGCTGGAATGACGCAGAGGCAGGCTTACATCATGGCGGGAGGGGCGGCAGAGGACGAAAACGCAATGGATGCGAGCGCCTCAAGAATGTTAAGCGACGTTAGGGTGGCCGCTTTTATGGACGCCATGAAAGAAGAAGCCGTTTCTGAGGCCATAATGACCCGGAAAGAGGCCTTAGAGAAGCTTTCGACGCTTGCCCGTACCGACCTAAAGGACTTGGTAGATTTTGGCTCCTACGAGCTTGGAACGGACGCGGAATCAGGAAACCCGATTATTCAAGCGACGTGGAAGGTAAAGCCCCAAGCACTGCAAGACCCGAAGCAAATGGCGGCAATCTCAGAGCTGACAGCAGGCCGGGACGGCATAAAGATCAAAACGCATAGCCCACTGGATGCGATTAAGCAACTGGCAAAGATGCAAGGATGGGAGACGCCACAAGTGATCGACCACAAATCCAGCGACGGCAGCATGACACCAAAGCAGCCTATTTACAAAATCGTCAGTGAGTGAAGTAACCGAGATATTCAAGGCATACGAGGAATACCTACAGCCCGCACGGTTCAAAGTAGCATACGGCGGGCGGGGTAGCGCTAAAACACGTACATTCTGCTCGATACTGACAAACAACGTTCTCTATTACGGGTGGCGGGTTGTCTGCTTTCGGGAGATTATGGAGAGCATTGCCGAATCGGTCTATCAAGAATTCGTCGCAGAGATAGAGCGGCGCGACCTAGGCGCACATTTCAACATCCTGAAAACGCACATTGAATGCCCTGGCTCTGGGGGTGTTATCAAGTTTTCCGGCATCAAGGCCAACCAAAAGAGCCTGAATAGCCAAAAACTAAAGGGTTTTAGCGACTTTGATGCGGCGTGGCTAGAAGAGGCAAACCCGGTATCCAAGGATAGCTGGAACGCGCTAATCCCGACCATGCGCAAGGCGAACTCTGAAATATGGGTTAGCTTTAACCCTGAAAACCCACTAGAGGAAACCTATCAGCGATTTGTAGCAAATCGGCATTACCCGGACTACAAAGACGGACGGCGTTATTGCATCGTCAAAAAGATCAACTACACCGACAACCCGAGATTCCCCCAAGAGCTGCGCGACGATGCGGAGCTGATGAAGGCAAGCGACAAAGAGCTATTTAGGCATATCTATGGCGGGGAGCCTGTAGCCAATTCTGACCTGTCCATTATTAAGCCGATGTGGATTGAAGCGGCAATGGACGCCCATATCAAGCTAGGCATTACACCAACTGGCGGGAAAATAGGCGGGTTTGACGTTGCGGACGAAGGCCCGGACAAAAACGCATTCTTGTACCGACATGGCATTGTGCTGGAGCATATCGAGGAATGGAGCGACAAAGACCCGAACACAGCGGCGCGTCATGTTTTCCGCATTGCCCAACAGAATGGCCTTGTATCGGTGGACTACGACAATATCGGCGTGGGAGCAGGGGCCAAGGGTGCGCTACGTGAGGAACTGGACAAACTGGAGCACCGGGACAGGGTGAAGGCCCCAGAATTCCACGGCTTCACGGCATCCGAGGCGGTTAAATGGCCTGAGTCCGAATACATGCCAGGGAAAAAGAACGCCGATATGTTCCTGAACCTCAAGGCGCAGGCGTGGTGGCTGGTGGCTGATCGGTTTAAAAACACCTACGACGCTATCAACGGGAAGCCCTACGACAAGGAAAAGCTGATTAGCCTGCGCGCTGAACTGCCATATGTGCAGAAACTGGCTGCAGAACTGGCGCAACCGCGCCGGGAATACCTGAATGGCAAAGTAAAAGTCGAGAGCAAAGCAGACATGAAAAAGCGCGGGGTTATGTCACCCAACCTTGCTGACGCTTTGATCATGGCGTACTTCGCAGAGGGCAGTGGGGGCTTCGATATTTCCGCATTGCTATAATTCCCCATAAATCGGCATAAATGGGAAATATATGACAGCACCTACCGGACGCCCACGGGGACGCCCCCGCCAAACAATCACCAAGGTGGACGGCTACGCTAATGCGTTTTCTGGCACGGGCTCCCGCGCAGACCGCTCTATTTTCACCAAGATAGGCCAAGCGGCCCATATCGACCAGAACACCGCAGCCAATATCTACCTTGGAAGCGGGCTAGGCCGACGCATTGCAGACCTGCCAGCCACGGAAATGACCCGCGCAGGGGTTGACTTCGAGAACATGGACGAAGGCACAGAGGATGCTGTATTGGCGAAGTTTGACGACTTGGCCGTTATGCATCACTTTGCCGATGGATTGCGCTGGTCTGATGTGTTTGGCGGGTCTTTGATCGTCATGGGCATCAATGACGGGGGCCAGCTAGACCAACCGCTGAATGAATCGGGTATCAAGTCCGTCGAGTTCCTGCGCGTGTATGACCGCTATCAAACCAGCGTAAACCGCCGATACGCAGACCCCATGAATCCGGGCTATGGCAAAGTAGAACTATGGATGATTAGCCCACACACCGGGGGGCAGCCGTACATGGTGCATGAATCCCGCGTGCTGATTCTTGATGGCGACCCGGTGCCAGACTTGCAGCGGTCTAATAATGACGGATGGGGCGCGTCTAAATACCAAGCCTGCCATGAGGCCCTAATGCGCGTCGGAACTTCGCACCAGTGGGCAAATAGCCTTTTGGAGCGGGCGCAGCAAGCGGTACACAGCATCCCAGAATTGGCAAACATTCTCCGGTCAGTGGGCGGTGAGGCTAGCATTCAAAAGCGGGTTGACGTTGTAGACATGGTGCGCGGGATGCTTAACACCATCGTCATTGACGGCCAAGAAAAATACGAACTCAAAGCCACAAGCCTAACCGGAGTGCCTGACATTCTGGACAGGTTTGCAGAGGCGCTATCGTCAGTGACTGGCATCCCCATGTATTTGCTGATAGGCCGCAGTCCTGGCGGTTTGTCGGCTACTGGCGGGAGTAACGAAGAAGCATGGTATGCCAAAGTCGCAGCCATGCAGAATGACCGCATGCGCTCTCCATTGAATCGGCTGGTGCAAATCATCCTGCTTTCCATGACCGGCGACACTGGTGGGGACTGGGAACTGTGCTTTAACCCGCTAAAGGTGCCAAGCGACAAGGAAGAAGCGGAAGTCGAGAAGCTGGAAGCCGAAACCAAGAAAGCCAAAGCAGATGCAGCCGTTGCCCTGGTGGGTATTGGTGCGCTTGACCCACGAGAAGTGCGGGCAAAGATCGCTGAAGACTACGAAATTAAGAACCCCGAAGTAATGCCGGAAACCGCACAACCTGACGACGAAGCTGTCTTGGCTGGAAACAATGGCAGTATCCAAACGTAAATGGCTACATCCTGACACGCAGGAGCGGGAGTATGCACGGGCGCTGATTGCGTACCATAACGCCTACGTGAGCGAGACAAAGGCGCAGTTTGGCAAGCTATCCATGAAGCTGGACGGATTCAGCGAGGACATAGCCAAGACCATCGAATTTATCCTGATGGCCGCAGCATCAGCCGCTAAACCGCTGATTTATAGCCTGCCCGATAGGTTTATGGCCGTGTCGAGCTTCAACAAAAAGCAGTGGGTTTTGCAGGTCAAAGCCGGGACAGGGATAGACCTGACGCAGCCAGATATTCAGAAATTCCAAAAGAAATTCGGCATGGGCGTGAACGTCTGGCAGTCCGAGCCGTGGCTAGTGCCAATGCGCGACAACTGGGTAGCCGCTAACACTTCGCTGATTAAGAACATGCCGCAGCAATACCTTACGCAGGTAGATGCAGTGGTGCGGGCTGGTGTGGCTCAAGGCGTGGGGGTAAAAGGCTTGGCCAAAGAACTGGCAAAGATTGAGGGGATAGACAAGCGCCGCGCTGAACTTATAGCATCCGATCAAATTGGGAAAGCAAATGCGTCGCTGTCCCAATATCGCCAGAAAGACTTGGGAATTGAGGAGTATGAATGGTCATCGTCTAACGATTCACGGGTCAGGCCAACACACGCAGAGGCGGAAGGAAAGATATTTAGATGGGACACCCCCCCAGCATCTACTGGCGGGCATCCGGGGTATCCTGTCAGGTGCCGTTGTACGGCGCTGGCGGTATTTCCTGATTAGTAGCGCTCAAACCACGTTTCTGGTGGGTTTTCGATGTGGTAATAGTTCTTGCTGATTCGAACGTAAGGCGAATTACGCTTAATTTGGAAATGCCAAGCACCGAAGCGCCAATTGATAATGCAATCGCTCATTTCGTTTCCTTTACGTGTTTGTTTCCATCTTCAATCGCTTCGGTCAGGCAAATGCTTTGGTGCACCCGATGTTCTACTCCAGCAGGGTCTTGCACTATCTCAAAGTAGAACAAACCTTTTCCTTTTCCGGGTGCTCGCATTAATTGACGACGACAAACCCAGCAAAAACTAGGGAAGCCGCTTCCTTGTCGTGCTTTGCTCATTTCTCGCGCGCTCCATTTTGCTTGTCCGTCATCTCGGCCTGTGGGTAGAATCGGCACGACTCAAAGCCCTGAAACTCTGAGTTGCAGCCGGGATGCGGCTTTTCCCCGCACATCTGGCATGTCTGAATTTGATGAATGTGATTATTCATCTCCCTCCTACC